GTGTTGCCCGTCAGCCTTGGCAAATTTTGTGAAATTTCGGAAATATAACCATTGTACAAGCGCAACTCGTTAAAATGGCACGTTGCAAGACAAGATTGAGCCAAGTGGCTGCGGCAAAGTTGCTTGGAGTGACGCAGCCAGCTATAAGCACATGGATTCGGGCTGGATTCTCTTTGGACTGGTCGGACGAGGAGATGTTTGCGTTCGCTGAAAATCGGCGCCTGTCGCCAGACAACCGCAACCCGCAGCAGCCAGTTGAACAGATGACCGTCGCACAACGGACGGCTGGGCTGACTTACGCGGAGACGCGAACCGAGAAACTGCGGCGCGAGATTGAGCACCTTGACCTAAAGATTCAGCGAGAGAAGGGCGAACTGGTGTTTGTGCAAGAGATCCGCGAAACCGGCATCCGCATCGCGAGCATCTGGTGCTCGGAACTGGATGCAATGGTGAGCGACTTGCCGGGACAGGTGGCAGGGCTAAGCGAAGCGGAGTTGCAGCCCAAGCTGCGCGCGCGCATTGAGGCGCTAAAAGTGAAGATCCGGCATCAGATGGAGGCGCTGTGAACCCGCTCACTGAAGGCATGGTGCTGGGCACTCGGCTAGCGTTCACCGGCGACCCGTTGGAGTGGTTGGAGACTCACGTTCGCATCCCGCACAGCGCGCGCTCGACGCAGTGGGACCGGCAAACGGCGCCTTGGTGGAATGACGTAATCCGGGATTTCACTGACCCAACGTGCCGCCAGACGTTCGTGCAGGCGTGCACGGGTGCTGGCAAATCAACAGCGCTTGAGGCGCTTGTGTGTTGGGCCGTAGCGCAACAGCCGGGGCCGATGCTGAGCATCACGCAAACGGACGAGACCTCGGCGGAATGGATGAACACGCGGCTAATGCCGGTGCTTGACGCTTGCGAACCCATCCGACCACTGATGCCTGCGGACAGGCACCATAAGAAGAAGTCAGGAATATATTTTGCGCACATGCCGCTCATCCTGGGCGGCGCAAACGTCAGCAACGCGCAGGAGAAAAGCGTCCAGTACCTGTTTCTTGACGAATGCTGGACGTACTCGGACCTGATTTCTCAGTTTAAGAAGCGCCTGCACGACAGGTGGAATGGTTACGCGCTGCTGGTGTCCCAATCTTACGAAGAGCCCCACGCGCTCACGGAAGAATGGCGCTCCGGTGAGCAGTTTGAGTGGTGCCACCGCTGCCCCAAATGCGAGGCGTGGGTGCGCCCGAGTTGGACGGACATCAAATACGACGAGGCCAAAACTGAGCGCGGCGAATGGAACTGGGGCGCGCTGGTGGCGAGCGTGAGGCACGAATGCCCGCACTGTGGACACGTGACACCTGACACGACAGCGGCGCGGCGCGCGCTAACCAACCGGAGCGAGTGGCGCAGCGAAGGAAACGACCACGTTGCCGGGTTCCGGTGCAGGCGCATTTCCGCCCAGAGCGTGTTCTGGATTCGTTGGAGCGACTTGGTAATCCAATGGGTTCAGGCCATGGACGCAAAACATTTGGGCGTCTTGCAGCCAACCAAGGATTTCCGCATGCAACGGTTGGCTGAGCCGTGGAAAATCGAAGAGGAACTTCCGCCGCTTGAACTGGAGGCGAGCGAGTACTGGGTCAACGAGTACAACGACGGGACGCCGCTGCCTGACGAGGCGGCGCGGATTATGACTGTTGACGTGCAGCAGGACCATTTCTGGGCCGTGGTGCGGGTGTGGCTTAAAAACGGCTACTCACGCCTAATCTGGGCAGGAAAAGTGCTCACCGTTGACCAGCTGCGCGAGATGCAGACGCGCTTAAAGGTTCCGGAAAAGCGCTGCTTGCTCGACGCCGGGAATTCATTCCACGGGCGCGTGTACGACATCTGCGCGCGCTACGGATGGACAGCGCTGATAGGCCGGCAAGAGGATTGGTTCACGGTGCGAGGCCCTGATGGAAAGGCTATCCGGAGGTACTACTCGGCGCCGGACAAGGTGGTGGCGCCTACGATGCGCGACGCTCAAGGCAAACGGGTGTTCGTGCTGTTTTTCTATTGGAGCTCGGACCCAGTGAAAGACATCCTGGCGCACCTTCGCAACACGGGTGCGCCGGTTTGGGAATTTCCGAAAGACGCGCCTGCTGAGTACGTGCAGCATATGAATTCCGAGCGCAAACGGCAGACCGTCGACAAGCGCACTAAGAAAACCCGCCTGCGCTGGACCGCTACAGGCCGTCATAATCACCTGTGGGACGCTGAGGCCATGAACGTGGTTGCGGCGCAAATGCTGGGGCTGTTGCCCTCAATTCAGATTGACCAGCCGGAAGCGCCTGAGGAATGATCGGCGCTAAGGGGATGTTTCTGGGCCCGCCGTCTGAGTGGACGGCGGGCTTTTCCTTGTCAGGGCGCGGTTTAGTGAATGGCTCCCGATCAAAAGCTTCTGCTGCAAGTGTTCCTGACGCGCGACATCGCGGAGTTGCGTTCGATTGTGGCGGCGAAGTTTGAGCTTATCCAGTCCGGCAAGTCTTCGGTGATTTCGTCTTCCATCGACGGCGCCAGTTTCCAATTCAACGTGGCGGGAACGCTCTCGCCTCTGGAAGTTTGCATGCTTGCCCAGCAGGCCATTAACTACAAGCTCGCCGGGATCACCGCGCCGGTGCGCAGGACGCAGGCCTTCTTTATATGAGCCTTTTTGACCGCTTAAAGACCCTTTTCAAGGGCGCGCCGAAGGTGTCCGCAGCGTACGATTCCTATCGTCGCCAACGCCTGATTGAGGGCGGCGTGTGGTCGGACCCGTACTGGCGGCAACACACTCAGAGCATTTCCAAAGAGCTCAACGTGAGCGAGTGGCGCACGCTTAACAGCGCGGCGCGGAAACTGTACTGGAACACGGGCGTGGTGAACGCCGCGATCGACCAGAAAAGCATGCTCTCGGTGGGCATGGCGATGCGTCCGCTGTTCGTTGGCGGCCAAGGCGACGCTGCCGCGCAGGCATGGGGCAAACAAGCCGAGGCCGCTCTTCTGGACTGGTTTCAAATCGCTTATAGCGACGGGAAAACCTGGTGGGAAGGTTTACGCCTTGAATCCGTTGCCATCGACCGCGAGGGTGACATCCTCACCGTACTTACGCAGGCGCCGAGCGGGTTCCCGCAACTCCAACAGGTGCCCTGGCACCAAATCGGAAGCCGTGGCGATGACGGGCCGCTAACCTCAGGCCGCTACCGTGGGAACCGGATTTACAACGGCGTGATCCTCAACCGCGCCAACCGGGCGATCGCGTACCGCGTGCTGGGTGAGGCGCTTGACGGTTCGGAGGACCGCGACATCTCGGCAGCGTCCGCAATGCTGACGATGGACCCGCGGGAAGTTGATCAGGTCCGCGGCATTTCGGCTTTTGCGCCGGCAATCCGCGATTTGCTGAGTTTGAAAGACCTCGGGGACGACATCCAAGCCGCGTCCCGGATGGCTGCAAAAATTGGGTTGCTTGTCACCAATCAAACCGGCATGGCCGACGCATCAGACGCGTACCAGGCGCTGACCGAAAATACGCTTCCGACGTGCGCGCCGCAATTGCGACTCACGCCGATGGCCGGCGGGCGAATTGAGTACCTGACCGCGAACGCCGGAGAAGCTATCCAGCAAATTGACGCGAAAATTCCTACGGAAGCGCAAGACCGCCTTCAGGAGCGATTAATCCGGAATGCGCTTTTGGCCGCGCAATGGCCTCCCGAGTTTGGCTGGGACATGAGCAAACTGGGAGGCGCGTCCGCACGGATCATACTCGAGCAGGTCAACCGAGTGACGTCTGAGCGACACGCGTATCTGTCCGCTTACGCAAAGCGCCGGTGCGCGTACGCTGTGGCTCGGTTTATTGAGTTGGGCGTGTTGCCGCCGTACCCTGGGCCTGATGCGGATCGCGGAGGCGCGTATCAATTTCGGTTCACCGAGCCGCCGCGTCTGACGGCGGACGCCGGATACGCCAACCGGGATGCCATTGAAGCTTACCGCGCCGGGATGCGCAGCATGACGGACATCTTAGCGTCGGGATCCAAAACGCTGGAGGAGCACTTGGACGAGGTGGAGCGCGAAGAAATTGAAATCCAACGGCGCATGCAGCGCTCGGGGCTGTCTCGCGATGTGTTTGGCTTGTTAACGCCCAACGGAACTCCGCAACAAATTCCCATTGAATGAAATTTCAACGCGTCATTGAACAGGTTTTTTTTCGCCCGTGGCTGATCACTCCTGGCGGTTATCACGCTGTCCGGAAATTGGTGGAGGCGCGCTTGCTGCGTGCTAACGGGGACAAGTGGGAGATGCCGGAGGGCATGATGTCCAAACGCGAGCCGATGGAAATTGACGGCAATGGCGTCGCACATATTTGCATTGAAGGGACGCTTTCCAAGGGCATTTCGGCGATTGAGGCGTGCTGTGGTGCGTGGGATTACGAGTGGGTTGCTGAGGATCTGGAGGACGCAATTGAGGCCAACGTCCGCGCAATTTTTTTGGAAATCAATTCTCCCGGGGGCGGCTGCACCGGATGCTCTGAAGTGTGCGATTTGATCCAGTCGCTGGAGATTCCCATCGTGGCTTACTCGGACGACACGTGCGCGTCAGCCGCGTACAACATCGCTGTGAGCTGCGATAAAATTTACGGTTCGAGCGGTTCTACCTGGGGATCCATTGGGACAATCATTCCCTGGGTTGACCAGTCCGCCGCGTACGCCGCGGAAGGTATGTCCTGGGAGCCGATTACGTCCGGACCGCTGAAGGGCGCAGGCATGGGGCCGTCGTTGACCGCGGCGCAGCGCGCTAGTTTGCAGCAGCTGGTTGACGACTCGTTTGCGCAATTTCGCGGGAACGTGCTGCGTAACCGGCGCGTGGCTGATGAATTGATGCAAGGCGCCGCGTATTTGGCGCCACGCGCATTGGCTGGAAATTTAATTGATGGCATCGGAACAGAAACGCTTGCCTACGAGGCTTTGCTGCGGATGCTCTAAGGCGTTGCTGTTGTCATAAGTGGCCCCGTCCGGGTTTCGTTTCATTTCCCTGGGCGGGGCTTTTTCTTGTCAAAACGCGCTCTGGTGAATGGACACTCCATCCACACTGAACGACGCGCTCGACGCTCTGGCTGCCGCCCGGGCTGACCTTGGCGCGCTCAACGCCCTGAGCGCGGAGCACGCCGCGCTTGTGGGAAACCATGAAACCCTAGTCGCCAAGCTGGCAGGCTTACAAGACGCGCTCGCGGCATCTGAGCAGCGCGCTGTTGAGCTCGCTAAACAACTGGACGCCAAAACCCAAGCCGAGACCGAGGCAGCCGCGCGTGCAAACGCAATCGTGGCAAATCTCGGAGTGCCGCCTGTGGCAATTCAGTCCGAGCAGGCGACCCAACCCAAAACCAAGGCCGAACTCTGGGCGCAGTACCAGACGCTCGGGTTTAATGAGAGGAACGAATTTTACCGCGCAAACAAGGCTGCAATGAGCTTTCAGTAAACAATTTAACTACACAACACTATGTCAAATTCTCTTAATGGCGTTTTTTTAAGCGCACTGGCCCAGCAATCGCTCCCAGCGCTCCAGTCACTCTTTGCCCCATTGGCGGGGATCACCACGGATTTCTCTACCGACATCGCGTCGGCTGGCAGTTCCGTCACCACGCGCTTTGCCGTGCGTCCGACCATTACCGACGTTGCCGCTGACGGCTACGCGTCCGTGGCGGCCAGCACGACCGCGAAAACCATCAACCTCGACAAACACAACGCTGTGGTACTCGAATTCTCCGACCTCGAGATTCTTCAGAGTTCCATTAATTTCCAGCAGCTTTTCTTGGAGCCGATGCTCCAGGTGCTCGGCGCTCACGTGTTTGGTGATCTGTGGAATCTCGTGACCGAGGCGAACTTTGCCAACTACTACACGTCGACGGCTGCAAACTTCGACCGCTCGGACCTGATCGACATTGGCGGCACGCTGACCGACACGCTCAAAGCTCCAAAGCAGGGCCGTGCGTTAATCGCCAATCCGGCGTTCTACGGTGCACTGCTCAAGACGCTGAACAGCGCGGAAATCCCTGGGATCACCGCTGACAAGGCCGAGGGCGTTGTGCCGCGCGTAACCGCGTTCGACATCTACGAGACCGACCTCGCCGACGCCAACAGCGAGTATTTGGGCGCGTTTGCCGCTCACCGCTCGGCGCTGATCATGGCCGCGCGCCGCGTGAATCCCGAGGCCGCGCTGATGGACTCCATCGAAATCGCGGAAGTGGTCGTTCCTGGGCTTGGCCTGCCGGTCACGTTCCGGAGGTGGTACGACCGCAATGCTGGAAAAACGAAAATTGCCTGCACGCTCATTTACGGCCTCGCCAAGGGAACCGGCATGGGCGTCCGCGTCGTGACTCAGCACGCCTAATTGTGCCCCACGGCGGGATCCCGGATTGGCACACCGGGATCCCGCTTTTCTACAGACATCCCATGAAAGTTTCTCTCATCCTCGAAGACCTCGGCGCAGGTGCGCAGGTGGTTTACGCGTCAAACAATCCAGACGAGGCGTTGCGCGAGTACAAGACGCGACACACGGCTGGAAAGTTGGCGCTTGTGATCAACCCGCGAATCGATTTCCACCGCAAGGCGCCCAAGGTGCTTGCGGCTCCTGCGCCTGCACCACGCCGGAAACGTGAACTAATTTGATGAGCGCTTTCGTCGACCTCAACGCGGCCGCAATGGAGTTTTCGCTCGGCTACATGCAGGTCGACAGCGTCACATACAACGGCGTGACAGTCGATTGCGTGGCTTCCGAGAAAATGAGCGACATCTTGGCAACGGGTGGATTCGAGACGCATTTCACGGGTTCTTGCCGTGTGTTGAAAACAGGCTTTCCGGTTCCCGTGAAGGGACAGAAGCTCACGCTCAACGGGACCGAGCGCAGAATTCACAGCTTCGATGAAGATCCGATTTCGTACCGGCTCAATCTGGAGGATCCCACGCGGTGATTGACCTGCTCACATGTGAGGTGATCCGTGACGCTGTGGCGCCTGAGCTTCCAGGCGTCTACATCGGATTACCGCACGATGGGGAGCAAATCACCATGCCCGCGCTTCTTTTGGACCTGCGCGGCGATTCGGTTGTGGGCTCACCGTTGCAACGCGGCACGCTGACAGCGGCTGCGATGCAGCAGGCGGACGATTCGACCCCGGCGGAACACGTTACGTTTGTGCAGGCGGTGGTGGACGCAATCAAAGCATGCACTGGAGCCGGGACAGCGGTGCAGATTTACGGCGTGGTTCCCACGTCGTCAGAGGCGCAAAACACGGAACGCCATTGGATAACCAACCTTGCTTTCACCTTGGGCTATGGCCCGCAACCCTAAAAAATCATGGCAACTTTTGGAGTGACATCAACTTACGGCGTGACCGCCCCGGCTGGCTACGCGCAAAGCGCAGAGAAAACCGTGGAAGTGGAAGTGGCAACGATCAAAGGCACCACGGGGCTAACGGTGGTTGCCCAGGCAAAGCCGCGCAGCAAGACGACTATCACCGTCCGTTGCAAGGGCGAGGCGGTGCTGACGGCAGTGCCGGTCGGCACTGATTACACGGCCATCACCGTGACTTCGGCGAAATTTAGCGAAACCAATGATGACTTCCCGACCTCGGAAGTGACCGCAACCCTGTTCGAATAAGCCATGGCTACCACATTTGGCATCACCAAAATCACCGGCACGCTGATCAAGAGCGTGGACCTTACGCACTCGGCTGAAACCAAGGTGCTGATTGCTGCGGATGGCACGTTTTCGGCCGCGCGCAACGTGGACGATTCGTATTCGTTTACCGTTTCCGGCTACGGCACTACCGCGATTGAGGCCGGCGGAAGCACTGGCGCTCCGGATGGGACTTCCGGAAAAGTGATCATCACCAAGGTCACTGAATCTCAGTCTAACGACGATTGGGACCAATTCTCCTACGACGGCACGGCGTACCCGCACGCGTCTTAAAACGCGCAGCGGAAAAAGATTATGGCATTGAAAATTGGGCAGCGGATTGATTTTGTGCGGGACAATTTGCCGCCGTTGAAGTCTCCCAACACCGACCTCATCGCCGCTTGGTGTGGGATTGGTGGTCGGCTTTTGGACGACAACAATTACGAGGACACGGTTGAGGAAACAGGAACTGGCACCGTGCGGCAGGTTACCTGGGCAGTAAACGGAGACGTGAAAGTGGCCGTTGACGGCGTGGAAATTGATTTTGAGGAGTTTCGGCGCCGGTGGCTGTCTGAATCGTACCATGCTGAAAATCCGCGTTGTTTGGTGACGCAACTTCGACGCGTGCGGGATAAAGCCATCTCAATGAAAACGTGGATCAAGGGCGAAAAGCCGTGGGTAAAGATCACCAAGGGCAAGCGCTTTGTGACTTTTCACCCGGATCTTGACGACGCGCGCAAAGCTAAGCTGCTTAAAGAATTATGACGCTGAAACTACGGAAATTCACGGTGCTCTCGCATCGGAACCTAATCAAACTGGGCGTGACGCTGTTCACCGAAGGCACTGAGCACCTAGACCAGGCGGGGCTCACGGAGCAGATTTTGGCGCTTGTGTGGGAGCGCTCGGCGCCGGTGGACGAGGTGTTGGACGCAATCGACAATGGGACCGCGTGGCGGAAGATTCTTGCCTCCGGCGAAGCGTTTGACCTCGAGCAGTATCCCGAACTTGTGGCCGAAGTAAATCGCGTTGGCGAATCGCTCAAAAGTAAGGCCGTCGAAGTGGTGCCGCGTTCTGGATCCGAGGACAAGGACGCGCCGGGAAACTGATTGCGCCGGGGTGGATGCCGTCATTTATCCTCACCCTGGCGCGCGAAACCGGATGGAGCGAAACTGACATCTTGAACCTTCCGATGGAAACCGCTCTCGAGTACTACCACGCCGCCTTGTGGGCGAACGGCGCCTGGACGGTGTCGCCGTCGCAAAGCGTGGCGCAGCAACTTGCGAGCGTTTCCGCGGCGATTAACAACATGCCAGCCGATGAAGATTTCGATTTCTGAGGCGGAGTTAGAATGGATGTCGGCGACGCTGGCGCGCGTGGTGGAAGGACTGGCGACCGGAGGCTTGGCGCTGCCTGCGCTGATGGCGGAGAGCTTTGCGGAATACATGCTTTTTGTCCGAGGCGCGACGCCACCTGCCAAGGGTTCCCGAAGCGTTGGAAGCATTGACCTCTCACGAGGAAGGGCAGCAATCAACGTGGACATGGGGCGCGCGTTCATTGTGTCGGCAAAGGGGGCAGCGTTGACGCTTGTGGGTGGTGCGCTTGTGACTCGAGGCGCTGGTGCCGTTGGGCGCGCTGCTCTGCGCGCTACGCAGGCAACCACAGTGCGCGCTGGGCGTCGTGTTGCCGTTGCTGCGGGCAGCCGGTTGCTTGGCAAGGCAGTGACCAAAGGCGCTCAATTTGGGATCCGCAAAGGCGCCGAGGCGGCGACAAAAAGCGCTGCAAAAAAGGTCGTGACGATGGCAAGCGAGGACGCCGACGCGTGGTATCAGCGGCAACGGCGCGCAGGCCGGTTCCGTGGCGATGTGCGGATGCAAATCGACGCTGGAACGTTTGCGCGGCTGAAAGCCAAGTACCATGCCCGAGTTGGCAGGCTGCAAGCCGGCTGGAATGCCGCCACGGACCGCTTTGGAATGCGCGCGCCGTC